CGGGTTTTGTCACGTGTGGATGGATCGACCAAAGTGCTAGCGCAAAACGAAAGTTCGTACCTTCCACCCTGACACTACCCGAAAGCGAAATTGACGTTGCCTGACCTAACCCCAAAACAAGAAAGCTTCGCGCAAACTTATGTCGAAACGGGCAACGCATCCGAGGCTTATCGTCAAGCATATGATGTGAGAGAAGGCACCAAGCCAAAGTCAGTTTGGTGTAATGCATCGCAAGTGTTGTCCACCCCAAAGGTTACACAAAGGGTCATGGAGCTTCAAGAAGAAGCCCGCCAGCGCCACGCAACCACCGTAGACAGCCTAACCGCAGAACTCGAAGAAGCCCGTGACGTTGCGCGCAGCACTGAGCAGTCGGCATCAATGGTATCCGCCACAATGGGCAAAGCAAAGCTGGGCCTGCCCGGTATCGTGGCGCATATGGGGGCAGGGGATCGGGCAAGACGTTCAGCTTCGCCAAAATGGCAGCAATCAAAGCGCTCGACTTTGCACAGCAAGGCCGTGAGGGGATAGTTCTTTGTTGCCGTGAGTTTATGAATTCGCTTGATGAGTCTTCTCTGGAGGAAATCAAGCGCGCAATCGCATCAGAGCCTTGGCTTGCCGCAGCGTTCGATGTGGGCGAAAAGTTTGTGCGAACAAAGGCGCACTATCCGGGCCGGGTTGACTTCAAATTCGCTGGCCTGCGCCACAACATTGACAGCATTAAATCAAAGTCACGAATTCTCATATCGTGGATTGATGAGGCCGAACCAGTAAGCGACACGGCGTGGCTCAAACTGATCCCGACAGTTCGCGAACATGAATCTGAGATTTGGGTGACTTGGAACCCTGAGCGCAAAACCAGCGCAACGCACAAGAGGTTTAGGCTAAACCCGCCCGAAGGCTCAAAGATTGTCGAGATGAATTACTCCGACAACCCTTGGTTTCCAGATGAGCTGGACCTTGAGCGCCGGAACGATCAGAAAAACCGTCCAGAGCAATACGATCACATTTGGGAAGGTGATTTTGTCACGGTGGTTGAGGGGGCTTACTTCGCCGCCCAGATGGCCGCTGCAAAGCGCGAGGGCCGGATTAGCGCTGTTGCCGCAGATCCGCTCATGGAGACGCGCGCATATTGGGATATTGGCGGCACTGGCGCAAAGGCCGATGCCACCGCGATCTGGATGGTTCAATTCCACGGCGAACAAGTCCGGGTTGTTGACCACTACGAAGCCCAAGGGCAGCCACTATCGGCCCACATTACTTGGCTGCGCTCGCAAGGCCACGACAAGTGCTTTTGCTGGTTGCCCCACGATGGCGACAATGGCGAAAAGGTCTACGACGCCACATATCGAAGCGCGCTAGAGGCCGCAGGCTTTCGGGTCGATGTGGTGCCAAACCAAGGTAAGGGCGCGGCTAAGATGCGCATTGAATCGGTTCGACGGCTATTTCCGCAAATATGGTTCAATGAGAAAACCACTGAGGCTGGGCGCGATGCGCTTGGTTGGTACCACGAAAAGATCGACGAAGAGCGCGAAGTCGGTCTTGGCCCCAACCATGACTGGTCGAGCCACTCGGCCGATGCGTTCGGACTGATGGCGATTGTTCACGAAAACCATTCAACCGCGCGGCCTAAAAAAATCAATTATCGCTCTAGGAAGTTTGCATGATCGACGACGCAAAGCTTGCGACTATCCTGTCAAGGGAGTCTGCAAAGGCCCTTGACCATTGGGAGAACGGTCTACGCAAAGAGCAAGAAAAGGCTTTGCGGTATTATGTCGGCCATCAATACGATGGTGACGACGATGCAGAGATGGATACGTGGTCTAAGGTTGTGTCCCGCGACGTGGCCGAAGTTGTTGACTGGTCACTGCCCGAAATCGTCAAATTGTTCCTTGAGCAAGATGTGATCGGCCAGTTCGAAGCCAAAGACCCCGAAGACGAACAAGCCGCAGAGCAAGCCAGCGAATACATCCAGCATGTTTTGAAATTATCCACGACCACATCAAAGATGGGTTGCTGCAAAAGGTCGGCATTGTTCGGGCATATTGGGACGAAGGCGGCGAAAGCACTGTTCAGGTGTTTCGCGGGCTTGCCCCCGAAGCTGTTGAGGTCTTGGCGTCCGAAGACGACGTTGAAATCCAGAGCGTCGATGAGCGCGACGATGGCCTACTAGATGTGCGGATTGAGACGTCAGACGGTGGGCGCGTTGTTATTGAGGCAATCCCGCCGGAGAACTTTCTTGTAAGCGAGGCTGGCGACGATCCTGACACCGTGCCTTATATCGCGGCGCGGTTTCGCAAGACGTACTCTGAATTGCTCGAAGACGGGTACGACAAGAAGGTCATCGACGGTCTTTCCGATACAAATGACGACGACGACAACCAATCCCGCGACAACAATTCAATCCGCGAAGGCAATGAAGACAAATCGCAGCGTGAATATTGGGTTTACGATGAATATGCCCGCGTTGACATTGATGGCGATGGAACTGCCGAGCTAATCAACGCGGTGCGCGTCGGTCAAACGGTTTTGAAATACGACGAAGTGCCCGAGCAGATGTTTGCGGTGTTCACCCCAAACCGTATGCCTCACCGCATCATAGGCCGTTCAGTGGCCGACGATGTGATGGATATTCAGGACATCAAGTCGCAGCTCTGGCGTGAGGGCTTGGATAATCTCGCTCTAGCCAATAGGCCGCAGCGCGAACTACCCGAAGCCGCAATCCTCGACAGCGGGGATACGATTGACGATCTGATTAACCCCCGCATTGGGGGCGTGATTAGAACGAAGGGGCAGGGGGGCATGATGAATGACCTCGTTGCGCCCAACACTGCCCAGCACTCCCTTGGGATGATTGAATACGTCGATCAGGTCCGAGAACAAAGAACGGGCATATCGCCGGATTATGGACGCAGGGCAGGCCCGACGCGATCTAATTGCCCGTCTCTACGGCAATACGCTCAAGACGTTGCTCATGAAGTGCTACCGGCTGGTGTGTCGGCATCAGGACTACGCGCGCAAGATCAAACTGCGCGGTGATTACGTCGAGATGGACCCGCGCTATTGGGACGCGGGCATGAAAATGGCGGTCACTGTGGGGATCGGCACGGCATCGACGCAGCAAAAGCGCGAGAACAGCATGGCCCTTCTGCAAGTGCAGGCCGGGCTATCCCGGTTTGTTGAGACGCTTGGCCTTGGGCCTGCCGAAAAGTTCTTCTCTGAGGCGCAGGTTGCAAAGCAAGAAGGCCCAACACCCGAAGAAGCGGCGGCGCAGGCGGAAATCAAGCTGCAAGAGGCAAAATTGCAGGCTGATGTTCAGCTACAGCAGGCCAAGGCTCAGGCTGACATGCAGATGGCCCAATTCAAGGTGCAGGTCGAGGCAGAAAAGGCGCAGGTGCAATTACAGATTGCCCGCGAAAAGGCCCAGCACGAGGCCGCGCTCAAGGCTCAAGAGATGCAGCTAAATGCCCAACTGAAACGCGAAGAAATGGAAGCGCAAATTCAACTGAAGCGCGAAGAAATCGCCGCACAGGGACAAACAAATGAAAACATCCCAAGCCCAGTCGATCAGGGCTGACCGCGTTAAGCAGCTTTTGGATGAGCTGGATTTCGACGCCATCGTCGAGACTATAAAACAAGAGCTGATCGACGAATTAATAAAATCCGCCGCGCATGAAGATAACACAGTCGATAGTTTTGCAGAAAAGTTCGCCGATGAAGCCTCGGCAAATGAAGATCCCGTCGAGGAACAGGATACTGAGGTCGAACAGGACGACACCGAGAGTGAGGCCGAGGTCGAAGACGATCTGGCCGAGCAGGGGGATGCCGACGAAACTGTCGAAACCCCCGACGAATCCGAAGACGACCCGTATGCGGAAATCCTAAGCGAGGAAAAGCCAGAGGTTGCTGGCTCTTACGATGAGGTCGCGGAAAAACCCGCAGGGCCTTCCCCAGAGATTGACCAGATCAAGGCGCAGAACCAAGAACTGATTAATTTCTTCATGCAGGTGAATGATCTTGTGCAGCCGAAC